TTATAATAACCAACACCATTAAAGAAAGGGTATTGTAATTCAGTTCCATTAATACTCATATCCACAAACCATTCACTTGAAATTGAATTATAATCACAATTTGTATTTGCTATGGTTATAGGACCGGTAGTATTTTGAACATACCAATTAGTTATTACTGATTCTAAAATATTAGTAAAACTACCTAACTCATAACTTCTACCCGCATAAATTGGGCATATTGTTGATTGAGCAGGACAATCACTTTGATAAATACTCCCCGTAAATTTACAAGGTTTACATAAAATAGGTACAATATCACAACCTCTTTGTCTTCTCCAAACAAATTTTTGTCTGTGGAAAATAGAATTTTCTAATTTAACTCCGGTATTCCAAATAGTACTTGCCGGTATCATTTGTTCCACCAATCTAATCCAATAATCACCCATTCCATTCACATATTCAATCATAGTTTTATATGTGAAATTATCATTTTGAATACCTTGGTCTGACTCCGATTCTAAATATCTCCAATAAATTGATTGTAGTGTTGGATAACCACTTGTCCCTCCATCAGTAGCAAATTGTCTATTTCTAACATTAATAGTATTTTTCCAAAATGTTTGAGCAAACTCAAAAAAAGTTTTTCTTTTTGGTTTTGGGTTAATAACCGTATTATCAACACCACCCTTATTAGGGTAAATAGTACCCGGATTTGGATTACAATATGTTGGTTGTGTATAATTTAATCCTTGGTTTGGTATCGGATAATTATATTGGTTTGACATATACCAAACATCATATAATAAACCTTGACCCGGATTTAAATATAAATCAACATTCTTAACATTTATAACTAATTTTTCATTATCAGTATAATAAAGAGCATTATATTGTCCGTCCAAATTAGTTCTATTACCAATTTCAGTATCAACCCAACTCTTATTATTATCAACGGTTGCCCTTAAATTAAACCCTAAATCAGTATATGGGAATCTTCTATAAACATTCAAATATTCTTGACCATAGGTAAATGGTGCTAGTTTTGTTTGGTAATTAGGATTTGACCCGGTGAAAACACTATTAGTTAAATCAACTTGCTCAGGTGACCTATGTTTCGGTGTTGATTCAAACCACCCACTACCCATTTGATAATAATACGAATCATTATTCACCGGTGAAGAAGGATACCCTTGACTATCAACCGGATAATCACTTGAAGTTAATGTAACATCCTGTAATGAGGTATTCGTCGTAAAACCGGTATATGTTACACCTTGAATTTGAAACGTATTACCATTTTCTAATGTTGGAACTCGTTTTGATGACGTACCCCCTGATATGTTCGCATACTGAGTTTCAAAATCGGACATATTAATTCTTTGGTCCGCTAAATAAACGTATTCATTAAACTCAACTAAGGCATCCGGAGCACCAATTAATCTCATTAAGGTTTCTACCGATTTTCTAGTACCTTTTGATTTGAATAAGTAAGCAGAATTAAGTATTAAGTTTTTGTAATATTGATAATTAAGTTCATCCGGTGTTTGTGATTGACCCACCCCGGAAAACATTGATTTATCATTATTTTTTTGACCAAATACCGAACCTAAAAAATCATCATTACTAATTGGGGACATATTTGTAGTCCAACCTAAAGTTTGTGATAGATTTTTCAATAATTGGGATGGTATATCGTTACCGGTATTGTAATTAACCGAATTCATATATGCTAAAGCATTGATGAATTTTTTTGTTTCATCAAAACTTCTACCATATATTTGTAATATTTTTTCAACCTTTTGGTCTGAAGTGTCAAATTCTTTTAACGAATCAGTCGTTAAAAATCTTGAAACTAAATTAGTCTGATAACCATCGAAATTAACACTAATGTCGTTTAACGTTGTTAAATAAGATGTAAATGAATTAGTTAAAATATCTAAATTCCAATTACCATACAACGGCCAAGTTATTTTCTTATTTTCGATATAATACGTACCATCATCATTTTCTTTTGGTACTTGAAATGTTGCCGTATAAACCGGTACCACATTTCTATTTAATAAGAATCGTTGAACCTCATCCAAATCTTCACTAAACACCCTATTTACCTCATAATCATTAGGTCTAATAACTAAATCATCATAAACCTCACTTTGTCCCGGAAAAACATTTCCTTTTAAATAAATTTTAAGAACGCCACTTGTTAATGATGTTGTCGGTTCAATAAACATAACATCATACCCATTTCCACTATAATATAATGAATATTTAGCAAATTGGGTTGTCATATTTCTCAAAGGTGAAACCTGAACTTCTCTTAATTCTAAATTTCTTGTAGCATTTACCGTAAAATCAACATCAAATGGATTTCGTATTCTAGAAACATTAAGTTCAATACTAGTTTCATTTAAGATTGGGTCGTAAACTATATTGGTTGCTGTCGCACCTGTAATATAATTTTCATCCATAAACGTCACTTCTAACGCAGCCGGGAATTTACTAATAATAATTTCCACTGACGTTGAAATTCGTTTAACCATAGAACCATACGATGTGAAATTGGTTACCTGACTAATATCAAAATTTGGATAAACCTTGAAATTATTTTCAAAAATCGCTTTAGATTGTGCAACAGAATTCACACCCAAGTCATCTAAGTTAATTGGATTTGAGAAAACACCCGTAGTAAAAGTTCTATCAGACTTTTCACTAATTCCGGAACTAAATTCAAAATTACCCTGCGTTAAACCACCCCCGGTAACAAGTTGGAATCCAACTAAATTATCAGAGAATGTTCCTTCACCGGATGCCGGTTGTGGGGGACAATTAAATTTTTCTGTTACCATTATTGAGTTATATTTGTAAAGTTTTTACTGAAATCTATATTATCACCTCTGTCCTGTCTAACTTCATACAATAATTCGTTAAATTGGTCTCTGATTTCATATAAATTGTATTGTTTGTAAATGTTATTTTCGTTATCGTACAATGTGTAGATACCATCATCCATTGATTTAGTCTGATTACCATATAAAGCAATTGCCAATGTTGAGAAATCGTGTTCAGCAATTTCAATATCTAACGTAATCGGATTAAAGAATGTATTAGTTATAATCACATCTTGGTTTGGCTGACCGATATAAGGTGTTGCGTTCGGTTTGTTTGTCGGTGCCGATGATGGTGATAACGTACAAAATAATAAATTTGTATTATTATCTGAATATCGATATCTAATCGCTTTTTGAGATGAGTTTGTTAAATTTTGTACCACCGGTTCGCAAAAGAACGATGATGTTATTATTCTAAAGAAATTTGGTATTTTGGTACCATCAGAATTCAAATACTCAACTCTAAAACCAACTAAACCTTGATTAACAAATTTATTTCTATAATTTGAAGGAACCGAATTTAAATCAAATATTAACCCTTTCACATTAGGTAACGCACTTAAAACACCACAATCTAATATTGTAGTTCTGATTTGTGCAGGTCTAATAAATAAAGTATAAATTCCAATTTTATTAAATTGTTCTGCCGGTAATTTCAAATTATATAAACCACCTAATATCTCAATACCATTATTCACACCGGTAGTGTCGTTATTGTAGTAAGGTCTTAATATTGATAACGCATCCAACTTTGTTAAAACGAAATTATCTGTTTCATCTCTCGTTGGTGTGTAGTTTAAAATTATCTCTACATCTTCCGGAGATACATCTGCCGGTCTTATAGTACCATATGTTCCTGTTGCCATATTATATCGTGTTAATCACATTAAAAAATTTATATCCGTATTTCTCTAAGTCTCCGATGTTATCCACCTCACCTAGTCTTTCAACACGTTCAAGTGCGGAGTTCTTACCCCTCTCTATAAATATGTTAGACTGCACTTCTGCCTCGTCAATTATACCTAATAATAATTCATTTTTTACTATTGGTTGGCAAACAACCATATCTTGAGTTAATCCCGAAGAATAAACCGCAAATAATGTTGTCCCATCAGAATAATCATAGTAATCTATTCCATTTATTGTATAGGCAATATATAAACCATCACTACTTACACCACTAAAAACACCAACAGCTCCGGTATTACCCGTAACCGATATACCCGGTTTATAAGGTGTTGACCCATATTGTTTTAAATCACGTAATGATGATTGTGTATATCCGGTAATTAAAAATGGTATTGTGTTTCCGGTATTAAATAACCAAATATCATCCGTAGTAGCATCACACGATGAATCACCACTGAAAATATAATCGTATGAAAATGAAGTTCCCGACCAATTACCCCCTGCCGGTGTAAATGTTGCGGTACCATTCGGATTATCAATAGTTACTCCTGTAAATGGAACATAAACCGTTTTGTGTATTTTATTTGTACCCCAAGGACTAACACCGGTTAAGGTTATTACATAATCACCCGGCATTTGATAAGTGTGACACAATGACGGAGTATTTAACACGTCAAATTGACCATCACCCCAATCAACAAAATAATTTGAAAATTCCAAATATTTTTTAAACTCAATATCTGACGTATTATAAAAACAACAAGTATTATTACTACCGGTAAAGATAAAATTCAACATTGTATCTTGTTGTAATACCATCCCGTCAAAAATTGAATAGTACCCAATGTCATTAACATTTTCAGTTAATAAAATAGGTATAGTCAAACCTGTTAATAATGACGAACCATTAGTACCACCCGACAACACACTTGTCATTGATGAATAAACGTAAGATGACCCTGTTATTTTAATTTCCACAGGTTCCGGTACAAGTACACAACATTCTGTAACATAATTTACACCCGTAATACTACCAGCATAAAAATTAACTTTAAATATATCCCCATTTATCACTTCCGGGGATATCCTAATTCTATAATCTCTTTCAGTCATTACGGATTAACATATTCATACCATTTTATGGAACTTGTGGTTCCTACTCGATTATCATTATTATCAAATATTTTATACGTCTTTGTATCATAATCCAAAATAACTTTATAATAAAAGTAAGTTTCAGGATTAAATGTGAATGGTGACGGAATTAAACTTTGAGGTGTATTGGTCATTTTAACAAAAATCCCCAAACGAGCATCAAAAAATTTGGCTGTCATATAAAAGGTATTTAAACCATTATAAAAATCCTTATCTCTTAACCAATAAAAGAAAAACCCTTCTTTATCACCAACATAATCCAATTTGAATGATGGTATTTTAATTTGAACTTGAGGTAGTAATGATGAGACAGTCCCACTAACGGTATAACCTTGTTGGACCGGAATTATAACCGTAAAATAATTAGTTTGACTAATAGCATCTGTACTATCATAAAAATCCAATTTAAAAAATGATTTGGTAAATGGTTTGACATAATAATAGATATCCGTAGTTAAAAACCCTTCCGGAATGTAACTTGTTACCCAATTATTAACATTTGAAGTTAAAACTAACGACGATGGGTTCACCGGAACATTTCCATTATTATCCGCGAAAAAATAAAAATCATATTTAATATCTGTTTTACTTCCATTATTATATGGTGCGTGAGCAAATCTCAAAATTTCAAAATCTCCGGGGAAACCTACTATTTCTTCAACAACTTGTTCTTGATATTCTTCAATAGCATCATCCTGACCAATAAAATCCCATTTAATTTCAATTGGTATGTTAATATATTTATCGTCACCTTTTGGTAAGGTAAATGTGTACTTATTATTATTCACAATCGTCTCTTGTTGGTTGAGCAGCTCCATAAAGAGTTGCATAATTATTTAAACTACTTTCTATATAATTAGTCCCTTCAGGAATTATTCTAAAAATAAAATTTTCATATGGATAATGTTTTCCATTTAAAAATGGATAATCAACACCATTTTTATTCACATCTTTAAAACCATATGTGTAAATATCCCTCCAAATAAATGAACCGTATGTTGTAGAGAAATAAGCATAATCCGGGACATCTGAAATATTATTAATATTTCCTGTTTCAATATACTCTGAAAACGACCTAATTTTTATTTTACTATGAGGCTTATAGTAATACCCTAACTGATTTCCACATTCATCACCGGTGCATCCAATATTAAATACCGATGAATTAAATGTGAATTTATGGTTTATATCACTAATTAACCTTTCTTTTTGTTCGTAATCATTCCACTCATAAAAACCACCATCCAACAAATCACCTTCTTTTAATGAATCCATATACTTAAAAACATAAGTTGTTGGTGTTGCAGGAGTTAATGTTAATAACGGATATGGTTGATTATTACCATCAACAAAGTTTGATAACGTATTATTTTCGTCCCACCAATCAATAGGTTTATTAGAATTGTTTAAAGGTAAGTTAAATTCATAACCCTCTTTTAATCCGTTTGTTAAACCAAAATACCCTTTCCATATTGTAGTAACGTATAACTCACTAATAGGTCTCCTTTGATTATCCCTTAAGGAACTAATATCAATATCTTTATTGAAAGAAAGAGTATATGATTGTGACCCTTCTTTAAATGAAACCCTTTTTTTATTATTCGGTGTGTAAATTGGACTTTCAAACTTTTTACTATAACCAAATATGTTTTTTTCAAACCCGGCATTAACCAATACAGAATCCTCAACATTAGTTAATATTTTATGTTGTAGTACATAATACTTTGAAGTTGTATCAGAAACATTTTCATTATTAATTATTCTTTTCAACGTACCAACTTTACCCACAGGAAATGTCGTCAAATCATAACCTACGTTAAAAATATTAATAATATAATCTTCACTTCCCGGTGTACCATCACCTAATTCAAAAACTTGATAAGTATCATTAAAATTATTAAACGCTAAAGTAATATTAATGAATTCACCAACCGATACTCCGTGTTTAACCGGACTTCGAAACTGTATCATATTATTACCATTTATTGAAAAATTATTTGAACTGATTATAAACGGGATACCATCAACTGCGTTCCATAAAAAACTGTCATTTAATTTTGGATTATAAACTTGTAATACTTTATTTATATTTTTATATGGATAACTAATAAAAAAATTCCAATTATATGTAGACGCACTTCTTGATATGAAATCAATATGATTATTGGGTGGTTGTGTATACCCAACAACATCGTAATCACTCCTAATAAAATCAAATTCGTGATATTGTACAAATCCCTGCCAAGAAATTGCACCATCAGCAGCATCACATTGTAATAATAACGATTGCTTTTCATTAATATAATACAAATTGTTTTCTAAAGGAACGTAATTAGTCGTTCCGGTATATGAATTATCATATAATAATTGAAACTTACACGTAGGTCTAAATATTGTTGATTTTTGTCTTTCATCATCAAAAACCTGAGCCAAATTAACATCAATACTTCTATCAAATTCTTGAATATTCTTAGAATTCTGAACTAATGGTGTTGGTATTGATAAATCAGTATTTGTGGCTGTTTTATATCTTAGAGACCCTAAAACAATTCTTATATCATCCATATTAATTTGTCACATTATTAGTGTTTATCCATTTTGTTCTGAATCTATCAAAAGCCGAAGCACCACGTCTCAAACCAAAATAGAAATGGAACGGTGCCCCAACAGTTACTAATTGTTTATCTTCACTATTTGGGTCCCAATAAGTTGGGTTAGCGGTTATATTACCATCATTATCAACAGCATATATATATCCTTTTTGGTATTGTGTTTGAGAAATATTAGTACTTCTAAAATATCTTGAAGTTTCGAGTAATCTATCTAATGATTGATATCTATGAGAGAATACCGTATCACCACTAACCGTAAAATCCCAATTATTAAATTGTCTACCAAATATAGAATCATTACCGCTAAAATCAGTCGGGTCGGTTTCTATTTTCCACTGAGATAGTGGGACTACTTGTGAATAAACCGGGAAATTATTAAAGGCACAATCACTTTGAGTTGTTGCCGAAGGTGATATTATAGTTCTCTTAGGAGTGATATAATCCCTCAACTGAGTATCCGAAGAAAAGAAAATACCTAAAACATTATTACAATCAAAAAATATTGGATTTTGTCTTGGCGGTTCTAGCGTAGCTTCACCATCACCCGTACCAATACCTGTGGCCGTAAATATAGTACCAACATTATTATTAACCGAACCTATTAAGGTGAAATCGGTAGGTGTTGGTGAACCAATACTCTTTATTTTATAAGTTTCCCCCACAACAAACGACCCAGCAACAACCAAATTAGGATAATCAGGATAATTACTTGATAAAAACGGAGTAACACCTATTTCCGAATTAATCGATATAAGTTGAGCATAATCCGCATCTATTTGTAATTTAGTTCCACCAACACCTTTACTAGGTCTACTATTTGAAAAGTACGCCAAAATATTAAAACTACCTAATAATGTTTTTAAGAATGTGTTATCAACAAAACGACTAACGATAAACAAGTTTAAAATATCATCAACAGTACCAAACGAAGATGAATCTAATCTATTTACAACATAACCATCATACTCATCAGACATAACCAATTCTTGTAAATAATCCGCTCTTGGTCCTAAATCCATAATCGTTGTTGGAAATCCAATATTCCCATTTCTTAATTTAAACTCATTAGTTGTTATATCATAAGGAGTTACTCTATAATAAAAATTATTGGTTTGTTCGTGATACTTAACAGCGTCAGAACAAGCAGATACAATAGGTTGATTAGGTGTTGATGAGGTTGGTGAGGAATATCCGTTAATTTGAGTTTTAATAGGAAACGCATATAAAACCCCATTCACCCAATTATTAACAAACCTATGTGAAAATACATTTCGACAAGCACCTAACATTACCATATTTCGAGCAACCCATTCAAACATTAATTTCCAGTCACAAGCTAAGGATAAAAAGATTGTTGTTACAAATTTATAACACCCATTACTAAAAATAGTTTTCCCAAAACACTCATTACACTTACCATCAGATATCTTAATAGTACCATTTGGACCGTTTCTCTCACAATCATAACACTCTAAATTAACTGACCCATTACAAGTAAAAGAATCAAAAACTTTAGCAATATTAGACGAACCTACTAAATCCTCATAAACATAATCCAAATCCCCTGAACCAGCACTTCCGGTTGAAGCCTGACTACTAGTGATATTTAAAACACCTTCTTCAGGTATTAAAAATATCTGAAAATTATTGTTTTTTTGTAAAACCATACCATTACAACAATACTCTTCAACATTAGTTGATGTTGGTAATCTATCACCTCTCATAACAATTTGATTATTATTTGAACCTAAACTAAAATTTAAAGTATTACCGGTTGTGTCATAAATTGGTGAATAATAATTTGAGGTAATAAAAAAGTAATATTCCCCATTTTTATTCGGAATTTTTACTCCGGAAACATTATAAATATTATTATACCCACTATCCGAACCTGTATACCCAATAGGTGGTAATACCGCAGGTGAAAGTCGATATAAACTTCTATTATTAATATTATTTGGTCCTGTTCCCACACACCCATCAAAACCGTTTGGTATTTCTAAATTAGTATACATTAACGGACCTCCTTCCACAATCTCATTTGGAAAATATCCTTGATTATATATTGTGTTTGGTGAATAGGTAAAATTTGATGTTAAACTATTAATAGATTTACCACCAAAAGAAATTTCTCTAATTCTCCAAGTAAATCTATTATTAGGACTAACTTTAATCCCAAGACCGTCTGTAATCGCAACGTTAGGGTTGTTTAAACCAATAACATTGATTAAATTAGTTCCACCACAATCCGCTATAAAATTATTTGGTGAATTATTATCCATACTTGAATAGTAACTAACTAAATTGGAAGTGAACGACGAATATTTAGAACTAGTAACCGCTGTATATTCATATGGTACACCTAAACTTGTCCCGGTAAATGTACCCCAAAGTTCTGTTGTTTGTGGTGTATATGAAAATGAGTTAAAATATAATTTTTGACCAACAGCATATTGATTTTCAGTGTCAACATTACTACCCGCAGTTACCCCATTAACAGTTGTTTGCGGATAATCACCACTTAAATGACTAATATTTTTAAAACTTCCTTGTATAGGAATATTCATATGATAAATACCGGTAACACTAATTTCTTCTAAATTAGTATAACCAAATAATCGACCTAAACCATATTTTATTGGGACTTTAGGTGTGTAAGGGTCTACACCTCGATTTAATATTAAAACACATAAATTATTATAATCCTCAATAAAATCAATAGGTCTGAAATCATTATTATATTCAGGATTAGGACACGAATCTTCATAACTAGATTCACCCATTTTCATAGTATTAGCAATGTATCTACTATTTAACGAATCAGGTATTTGTGTTTGACATTGACCACTAAACTGATTATATGTCATTGCCGTTATAACTTGAAAATATTCAACATCATTTGGAAATTTGTGAAAATTATTTGTTGTTGTTGCAGTAATATTAACACTATATGTTACCGGTGATGGATAATTTCCACTACCATTAGGGTTAGCATAATACACATCAATATTTGTTAATCCTGTTGATGTTATACCCGTAATTGCGTTATTACCGTAAACATTTAAAATACCTCCCGTAAGATTAACATCTTTACTATTAGTCGGGTCTTGAAACGATATAAGTTGTCCTGCCGTTAAATCTTGAAGTGTTTCTTTGTTACATAAAATGACAATAGTATTGTCGGTATGTGATTTGACCGACTGTGTTGGTTCAAAATTAACTGATATTATATTAACACCCCCTCCCGGATTATTAATATTTGATGTTAATGGTGTTGAAGTTCCGTTGAAATATTTAGCCTTAACGTTAAATAAATTAATCCTATCCGACATAGGTAAGCTTGTTGTATAAATCCATCTATCTTGGTCCGATGGTGATGGGTCGTCAGCATCTGTTGTTACCGCGTAAGATAAATAAGGAGCACCAATGTTATTAGAAGCATATTGACCATCATAAACAACACCGGTTAAGTTTTGTTGATATACCGCAGCTCGTTCAGGTGCAAAACCATCAGGTAAATTTGGACTTCTTAATGGAAAATTAAATGTGTCTAACTTAAATAATGGTAATATACCATCACCTAATGTTATTGAGGTAACATCAGTGTCGGACACTATCGATGGACAAGGAACTACTTTATTATTTTGAGCACCAGATTGATTCGCACCAACATCATCTCCAATATCTTCACTAGTCGATGAATCAGGACTACAAGAACATAAATCACAATCGGGGTAGGTTAAAATAGGTACTTTAATACCTGATAGTTTTATCTTTAATAATAACATTTCAACTAAAAACAATACCGCCGCGATTAACAAATATGTTGCTGCAAGAAGTAACATTCCCGGGATAAAAACAGGTCCAAAACCAACCCCTACCGATGCAATTCCAGCTTGAATCGCTAATATCAAGAAATAAACTATTAAACCCGGAATTAAGATTGTTCTTAAAATCCAAACAACAAAATATAGAATATGTAATAGTAATATTAACGCAAAAAATACCGGTGTTAATATAATACTAAAAAACATAAATATGATATATATAATATCAAATCTAAAGTTACCATCATTCGTTGGGAATCTATAATTAAGACCTGAACAAGTGTCATCCAAAATGTTTTTAATACCGACATACCTTTCAATACCACGACCTTTTCTAATACCATTAATAAATTGTGAAACAGTATAAACTTTATTATATTGCATTAAATAAAATCTATCCTCACAATCTATTGCTTCTTGGATAATTCGGGACGCATTAACGTCTGTAGGGTCCGCATAATCATTCCAATCAACACTAAATGCGTATGACTCATCACCATTTGGACTATTATGTTCTTTAATATTTGGAACTAAAAAATAAGCGCGTCTTGTTGTTTCGCTTAACGATGGTGATTGTGACCATTTAACCTTAAACCTATATTTACCTTTAGTTGGAATCCCTCTTTCAGGGTCATTGGATAATACTTGTTCACCAAATTCATTTGTTACATAATAATCTAAGTTCATAGGAACATCAATTAACCAAGTACCATTTTCATCGATAACTTTTCCACCTCCCTCTAAACTAAAATTCTCTAAAATCGGTCTTCCATCACTATCTTGTTGAATGGTTTGTCTAATCGCTAAAATTTCACCAGGACCAACTGTTAAATTACATAAATGACCCGAAGTGTTGGGTGGTCTACAACCGGCAGAAATAGCACTACTATTAGGTCCGGAGATAATCGAACCCATAAAAACTGAAGTTGGTCTAATTTCAACATTCGCTTCACCACTTAAATCAAAATCAGTTCTTGTAATACCTAAATTACAAATTTCAGGCTGGCCCCATAATGGTTCAACCTCAATAGTTCTATTAACAGTTACTATTTGTGGTAATTCTCTTAAGTTATTAGATGATTTAAAATTAGTACCTGAAACTTGAGCCTCGGTTGCAATACCCATCCTAATTAAATCCTGTGGTGATAAAGAAAACTCACCAATATCAGATAAATCAACATCTAAAACAATAGTATGAGTCCCAACAGGAACCCCAAATATCATATAATCACCACTGTCGTTAGTAACCGCATTATATTTATAATACTTGTCATAAACTTGGATTAACGTTGGGTCAGTTAAAACATCATTTCTTGTAAAAAATGTTCCGGTTGGAACGTGAGCACTATATGATTTAACATAAGGTAGTAAATTATATCTATAACCATCATCATTTAAATCTGATAATGATTTATAAGGGTATAACTCAGATATAATAGGATTAGATTGGTCCTCACTATCAATAGGTATGAAAACGGAAACTTTAGCATTTGGAATACCAAATCCGTTATTAACACTTACACGACCAACAATAACACCATAATCGGCACATTGTCGAGTGTATATATCACTTTGTAATATTTTTAACGATAGAATCTCTAAATAATCAAACTCTTGGTCGATTAAAACTTTAACTGATTTATCAACACCGGGTTGAGTTCTTATTCTATATGATTTTGACATATTTTATCTTTTTAAATAAATAGTTTATACACTATTTTTAAAAGATAATTAATAATATTTCAAAATAAATTATTAAGAGAAATTGACGGTTTTAAGGTTTTTAACTCTTATGTTAATATCTTTATTAGGATATTTAATCTGATAAATTTGATTAGGTTCCGCAAATATGGTATCATCAATTAAACCTATTTGTCTTGTCGTACTATCTATGTATCTTTGAGAGGTTTGAGATGAGGAATATTGTCCTCCAACTTTATTGAACACTTGAATATCCGATAATGATATAACACCATTTTCACTTTGAATTAATCTTCTTAATTCTGATATATTCACATTTTCACCCATCTGTCTATTAGCCGGGTCAAAATATTCTGTTACTATATTAATAATTTGTGAAATTACTGTACCTTGATTTTGAGTGTTATCTAACACCACATCAATATTAAAACTTAAATCAATTACATTAGCACTTTGAATTGATACATAATCATTTATCATACGATAATTTGATAAGTAATTAGCAACATTATTTTTTAAAGTATTTGATATTACCTCGGTCAATTTACCGGATTCGTCGTACGATAACATCTGAATAATTATTTTATTATTATTTTCAGTAATCGCCACTTTTGCCGGAGCTCCGAATTGTGATGGCATTGTTCTAATGATAGAATCATAATCATTAACCGTAACCGCTCTTTTTTGTGCCGCAAAATTATATGAAACTAAATTTCTAACTTCCTCAGTTGTCGGGAAATTAGCCCCACCAATTGATGCTGTTACATTAGTACATCTTAATGAATTCACAACAGTAGTATTAACTGTTTCAGACGGTCCATTAACAAAAAATGAAACCGTACCAATTTGTGTAATTGCATTCACACCAATATTACTACCTGTTCCTCCACCAACTCTGTATTGAACAAATAAAGTCGTGTTTGGTTTAAGAGTACTACCTAAAGCCAAATTATTTGAATACTTATATAGATTTAATTGGAATCCGTCTCTAGCGAATTCTCTTAATTGTTCGTCCGCGGATTGACTACCTCCACCAAAAGTCATTTTTAAAAATCCTTCAGGGGTAAATTCAGTGATAAATTTGTTACTTGTTTGGATATATTTACCAACTTTAATTCCCGGAGCATCAGATACTTTAGTAGGGTCTTCAACAAATACTCTATCTTCCGCCAAAGCATCAACTTCATACCATCGGTTGTCTAACCCTAAAAATTCTTGAGCCGAAGGAATATTAGTATATTGAGTACTATCTTTCAATAAAACGCTGGTTACCCCTAAGACGTTCTTTTCAGGTAAGAATAACTCATAAAATGGTCTAACATCATTTGGTGTTATAACTTTTTTAAAAACCTTAGTGGTTCCATTAACAACTGTTTCTCGTTTTGTAATGGTATAATTTAATAATTTGTTGTTCGAATCAAAATTAGGTATTTTTAATCTATTAGGATATCCCTCAGCATTTGTTGGCGATGAGAAATCAATATCATAAACCGTTTCAAACACTTGACCGGCACCGTTAACCTGAGAACCTCGTCTTAATATTCCGCAATATCTTAAATCTTCTTTATCTCCGAACGCAGGAACTGTAATTGAAAAATCAACTAAAGCAACCGAAGGTCTCATTCCCGGAACCTTTAATCCATACGTTTTAGCAATATTGAAGATTGAGGACCTTTGTTGCGCATATTGTAAAACCGTTTCCTGAATACTTCTATCAATATTAAATTGTAAGTTATCCGTTACCGCAGCGTTCAAATCTAATAATACAGAAAAAACTGATGCGTCATTAAAGTTTTGAATGGTATCAGGATAATATGTTTTTGTGAAGTTAATTAACTCCGTTCTAATTGATTGGAAATCTCTAGTTGTATAGGATATTTTTTTATTTGCCATATTTTTATATATTAATAATTACAAAGTCACTACTATTGAAGACATCGTTATTTACCGTGTAATCTATTTTAACTCTTGCAGTATGTTCTTTATCTGAGATATTAGGAACCCTAAAAACTCTCTCATCATTATCATTAATATAACTACCTTTATCTTCATCCCCGGTAGATGCCGCAGTGATACTAATATTTGTTATTGTAATTCCGGGTAAATAAATACCGGCAGCATCTCTAATCTCAGTTTCTATTTCCGAAAACGTAGGACCGTCTAATGGTTCAAATAAATATTCATACAATCTTGTCCCAAAATCAGGTAAATAATATCTACTACCTTTTCTTGAAAGTAAAAGATGAATTAAATTTGACCTTATTTCTTGGTCATTATAACTTGATAAATCTAAATATTTTCCGTCAAATGAATCTCTGAAAGGAAAAGTTAGACCGTATGTAATTCCATCTGCCATATCTATAAATATAATGTCGTGATTATTTTTTATAAATACCCCTAAAATAAAAAATCACGACAGATTGTCGTGATTTATGTCGCGATTATTAAAAGATTAAGAACCACACCCGAAACACTCAAACTCGGAATCCGAAGGTTTTTGTGTTAATTCAACTTTTGGTTTCTCAATTTGCTTTGGTTGTCCAACTTTTGAAATATCCACCGCTAAGTGTTTTGCTCCGGTTGATATCGCTTTTGTTCTAACATAATAACAAAGAGTTTTCAAACCTTTACCCCAAGAATGGAAGTGTGATGATGAAATTTTTGATAACGTTGGATTTGACATATAGATATTCATCGATTGTGATTGGTCAATGAATGGTGCTCTGTCTGCTGCCATATCAATAAGTTCTCTTTGTGAAATCTCCCAAATAGTTCTATACTTCGGAATTAAATGTTCAATTCTTTTAACTTTTTTAGCGTAATTCTTTTCTTCTGGGTCAAGATAGTGATTAAAATTAATATTCTGAATAGAACCCTCGTTCATAATAATCTCATTCTTCAAATCTTCACACCAAATACCAATTTTTTCAAAATCATTAATTAGGTATTTATTAACAATTAAAATTTCACCACCAACTACACGACGATTAAATAACGCCGAGTGAGCTGGTTCCGTCATTTCAAACGAACCTGTTATCTTCGCTGATGATGCTACGGGCATCTGAGCAGTAAATAATGAATTACAAACCCCGTGGTTAGACACTTCTAATTTAAGACTATCCCAATCCCACATTCCTCCTAATCCTTCATAATCTAATCCCCACATATCAAATTGGAATATTCCTTTAGACATTGGTGACCCTTCAAAGAATTTATATGGTTTATACTCACCTGATTTACATAATTCCATACTCTCGGTGATAGCCGCAAAATAAATTGTTTCAAATATATCTTTGTTTAATTTTCTAGCTTCTTCGGATGTGAATATATAATCCATTAAGTAGAATACATCAGCGAGACCTTGTGTTCCAATAGCGATTGCTCTTTGTTCCAAACCACCTTTTCTACCTTGTTCAGTTGAATAACTATTGATGTCGATAACTTTGTTAAGTGCTCTCACAACTTTTCTAACTTCATTGTAAAGTAATTTGAAATCAAATTCACCCTTAATAATAAAGTTTTTTAATACCATAGAAGATAAAGTACAAATTGCCGTTGTTTCTTCATCTGTATATTGATAAATCTCATTACATAAATTAGATTGTTTAATAACCCCAATATTTTGATGGTTAGTTTTTCTATTAGCATTGTCTTTTGAACATAGATAAGGAACTCCGGTTTCAACCTGAGATTCAATAATTTTATTCCAAACCGATTGTGCTTTCACTTTTTTACCCAAACCTAACTCAACGGCTCTTTGATAGTTTTGTTCGTATTCTTCACCATAAGTTTCTTGTAAAGGTTTGATTCCCGATTTAATAATATCATTAGGACAGAACAAATACCAATCATCATTATTTTTGACCGCTTCCATAAAGTTGTCCGGTAACCAAATTGAAGTGAACAAATCTCTTGCTCTCATCTCCTCGGCTCCGGTATTTTTCTTAATATCTAATAAATCAAAAATGTCTTTGTGCCAAGGTTCAATGTAGATTGCCGCACTACCGGGTCTTCTACCTTGTTGGTTAAAGAAACGTAATGATTCGTTAACAATTTTAAGATACTTTAATAAACCTCCGGCAAATCCACCTGATGAATTTATTCTACTCTCTTTACTACGAATATTCGACATACATAATCCAATACCCGCCGCATCTGAAGAATAGGTTGAGATATCGTTTAATGTTTGTAATAATCCATTACGAGAATCTCCGTGGTTGTATTTCAATACACAAGACGCTAGTTGAGGTGTTTTAGTACCTGCGTTAATCATAATTGGAGTTGCAGGAGAAATAAGTTGATTTGATAATGAATTGTAATATTCAACCGCCTCTTCAAATGATTTAGTTACCCATAGAGCAACTCTCATATACATATGTTGAGGTCTTTCAACTACTATACCTTCCGGGGTTTTTAACAAATACATTTCTGATAATGATTTCCACGCAAAATAATCAAAATTATAATCATTCTCGTGATTTATTACCGAATCAATATTATTAGGTCCATATTTTTCAATAGTCTCCATTAACTTATCGTTGATAATTCCATCAACGTGTAATACGTGCATTGTATTACAAAAACTCTCATCCGTCTCCTTATGATATGATGAAATAGCGACTGATGCCGCCAATCTTGAATAGTCGTGATGACTACCGGTATATGCCGCAGCAATCTCATAAACCAATTTATCTAACTCTTTGGTTGTGATAACACCTTCAGTCGGAACCGAAGTAATAACCTTAATGAATACCTCATCAGCATTTACGTTCAACCCTTTAGCCGCACGTTTAACTCTGTTGTATATTTTTTGAGGGTTAAACGAAACTTCATCTCCCCCTCTTTTTCTTATCTTTAATGACATCATATTAAAAATCTTCTGTAAATGTTAATGATTCACCTAATTTAGCTTTTTGGTACTCAACAGTTCTTGATTCAAAGAAATTACCTTTTGTTTCAACCGCAATTTGTTCCATAAACTTAAATGGTTGTTCTACGTTAAATTGTTTCTTACAACCTAACTTCACCAATAATCCGTCAACAACGAATTCTAAATATTGTTTCATTAAGTTTGAATTCATACCAATTAACGATACCGGTAATGACTCAGTAATGAATTCTTTTTCAATTTCTAAAGCAGATAAAAGAATTTCTTTAATTCTCTTTTCACTTGGTCTATTCTCTACGTGGTTATTCAATAGGTGAATTGCAAAATCACAGTGTAAATTTTCATCTTTGAAAATCAAAGAATTTGCGTTACATAAACCTTGCATAATACCTCTCGATTTTAACCAAAATATAGAACAGAACGACCCGGAAAAGAAAATCCCTTCTACCGCAGCAAATGCAACTAATCGTTCTTGGAACGATGTACTTTCAATCCATTTTAAAGCCCAACTAGCCTTCTTTTGAACCGCAGGTAGTCTATCAATCGCATTAAAACACTCATCCTTTTCTTCCGCATCTGATATGTAAGTATCAATCAATAACGAATACATTAATGAGTGAATATTTTCCATCATAAGTTGGAACCCATAGAAAAATTTAGCTTCCGGATATTGAACCTCTTTTAAGAAATTCTCCGCCAAATTTTCATTAACAATTCCGTCTGATGCCGCAAAGAACGATAATACATTTTTAATGAAATACCTTTCATTATCCGTTAAATTCTCCCAATCTCTAATATCGTTGGATAAATCAACCTCCTCAGCAGTCCAAAAAGCCGCTTGGTGTTGTGTGTAATAATCCCAAATATCATTATATTGAATTGGGAAAATAACAAATCGATTTTTATTTTCTTCTAATATTTTTTCTACTTTTTCCATATTTTTTTTTTAATTTACATATTTCCAACTAAAACCACCACATTTTTTTCTTTTATTTTTACAAACACTAACAATATTACCTTTACTTTTAATATTATTTTTAATCATCGCAATTTCTAACGATTCATAAATTTCTAATTCATCCCCAGTATCTAAACAAATTTTAATAACAGGTCTTTTATTATGACTAACCTGACCTTTATGTGATTCAGATAATTTTAATTTATGTTCTTCAGTTAATTTTCTACCTGAAAGTGATTCACTAATATTTTTTTTTGTAGTTTCACTTCTTTTCTTCCCTAAACCACTTTTACCAATTTTTATTTTGTGGTCATCAGTTAATTTTTTATTTTTCCAATAACCTATTTTTCCTTTATTACCATCAGATATTTTTTTTCTAGTATCATTTGATGGTGAATAATTCAAATTTGACCCACCACCGTCAGATAAATTAAGTAATTTATTTTTATTTCTATAATGTGATATCCAATAAATTTCTCTATCACACCAATTTTCAACATCAGTTCTTTCGATTTCAACAATTTCAGGTATAATGTTATTTTCTAGTAATTTTTTTATCCATAAATTCAAAGGTCTATTAACACCTTTTTTACTTAAATAAATGTGTTTAGATAATCTTTCTTTAATACTTTTTTTTGTTTTACCAATATATCGTATAAGTTCCGGATTATTAGGGTCGTAAATTCCATAAATTATTATTTCCATAAATTTGTTTTATTATAAATATTATAAACTTTTAATAAAGACAAATCTATTGTGATTTTCTTTAATTTTGATTTCTTTTTTGTTCTTCTTTTTGTTTTCTTTTCTCCATCAAATCTTTAATTCTTTGACGGTTTCTTTCCTCTGTTTGTTCTTCTAAACCTAAGAATGTTACTGAACTATCGGTATCTATCTCCAACATTCCATTATCAAACTTACAATTTTCAAAAACAATACCATCATCACCAATACGTGATTTCGTGATAGCAATTGTTGCTAATTTCATTTCTTTTTGTTGTAATGATTTCGCCACGGAAATAATTACGTGTCCAACTTGTGCTTTCTTAATCGAACCACCCATTTGGTCAGTTGTTACAACATCAGACGATATTGAACTTCTATTACCTTGAGTTGCAGTCCATCCAACAATATTCAATTCGTGACACATAGCCTCGAAACCTCTCATTACTGAACCTTCAGATTTCCATTCATCACCCAAGTTTTTATCCGGAACGACACAATCAATATAATCCAATAATACCATATCAATTTTAGTCCCTTCCGACATCATTTTACGGATTTGATTTTTGATTTGCATCATAGTCATAGTATCCGATGGAAGTTTTTTAAGTATAAGTTCATTAGTCATAGTTTCTTTAACTTTCTTAACTTTTTCCATAACCTCCTCTTTTCTTATAGACAATTCATCCGGATGGATTTTTGTCCATAATGTAATGTGTTTACGTTGTATAATCTTTGGGTTATCCTCAAAGAAAATTTGTAAAACATTATATCCCAAATTAAATGCGTGATTTGAGATTTTTGTCAGTAAAGTCGATTTACCAACACCGGTCGGTGCTAAAACAACACCAATTTCACCCTTCGCTAATCCACCTTTTAACAATCTATCAATCCCCGGAATACCCATCGGTATTGGATGACGATAATCCTCATCTAAAACCTCATCTAAGTTGTGAAAAACACTCTCAGTTCCCTTGTCGTGTTCTCCAACTTGAAGTGCTTTACTAACCATTTCTTCTAATGTGTCATAACTTTCAAATTCACCAGCATCGATGATTTTTTGTGCTTTAGTCATAACTTTCTGTAACTCTTGTTGTTTACAGAATTTCATTGATTTTTCTTGGACAAATTCCGCACCTTCAATATTGGTCTCCTTAACTTTATTAAGGGTATCAATTACAATTTTTACCGCTAGAGGTTGTTGTAACTCGGATTTTGTGATTTGTTCTAAAGTGTCAAACGTTGGTGTGTGTTCATATTTTGAGTAATACTCTTTAATCATTTGAATGATTAATTTAAAATATTTATTCTCAAAATAATTTGGTTCCATCACATCGATAATTGACCTTGAAAAGTCTTTATCTACTATGATTTGGTTTAATAATTGTAGCTGAAATGTGCTACCTAAGTACTCGAAATTTTTGTTTGACGCCATATATTTTTTATTAGTGTATTTGATAAATATTATACACTTAGTGGAACTTCTAAATAATTGTATGTTAAATTTTCTGACGAAAAAATGTCAGTCAAATTCATTAATAAACTTTTTAGGTGTGGGCGTACATCCACAGTGTATCTTACCTTTGGTGGGTATATTTTAGCATCAACTTGTCTATGACAAATTGTCATATCATTTTGTTTAATATAGATGTTAAAATACTCAGGTCCGTCAATATATGACGTTTCCAAAATCGCCGGATTGTTAATAATCTCATACATATTATCCGACATATATGTAACCGTTTTTAACGATAATTGTTGTTGAATATCTTCTTTAAATTCTTTAAGTAATTCATACAATTCCAAAGAGTTTTTCGCTTTAGGATTAAACTCTCTAACATTAAAAAATCTTTGAACGATAATATTATCATTCACCATCATTAAGAATTCTAATTTTACGGAATCTTGGTTTCTCATAATTAATTGTTTTTGTAATTTCTTTTTTCTTTTCTTGTTAGTTTCATAAAGGGTCTAACAAAATTAACCCACGCGTCATCACTTTTTGGTAGATACTTGAAGAACCCGTCTTCCATCATCATTTTTATAAGGTTTTTATATCCCCTACCTTCCGGGTCTAATGTTTCTCGATAATATAATTCAACAATCTCTTTCCCTTCTTCAGTTATCAAAGGTTTTGATAAATCAACTATCTTTTCATTAATCTCAAAAAATTCGTTACCATAAACACCAGTTCTTGTTTTACCCGATAATAAATTCTGTAACGTTTTATTACTTCTGTTTTCTTTTAAAAGATTTTCAGCCTTTTCTAAAATATCGGAAACTGAAACCGGTTTTTCAAGTAGCTCAGGGAAAAACTTTACAAGTGTCTTTTCTCCAAGACCCGAAATACCATCAATGTTATCAGATTTATCTCCGGATAATATTTTATAGGTACGAACATTTTGATGAGGAAAGTAATAGTATTCCAACATTACTTTATCACCTTTTCGGAATGTTTGTTTTGTTTTTGGGTAATATACTGAAACCTTATCAGAAATAAGTTGGATAAGGTCTTTATCCCCCGAGAATATTGTTTTCTGTTCGTTCTCCGAGATTTGGCAGTAATAAGCAATCAAATCATCCGCCTCGTTTTTTTCGACGTTTATTTGTCTTATATAACATTCTTCCAAATACTCCTTAATCCTCTCTTTTTGTTCTTCAAAAGATTGGTCTTTGAAGTCATCGGTGACTCTACGTTTCTCTTTATATTGGGGATATAATGTTTTTCGGGTTAGGGAATTATCATCCCCATCCCACATAACAACAACCTT